TGTAGGCGCCCATCGGGATGTCGGTGATGAAGCCCAGCCGGCCCTGGTTGATGCCCACCAGCGGCATGCCGTAACGCGCCAGTTCGCGTGCGATGCCCAGCATCGTGCCGTCGCCGCCCACCACCAAACCCAGCTGGCAGTGCTGGCCGATGGCTTCCACGTCCATGACCTCGTACCCGCCCAGGCCCGTGTTGCCGGCGGTCTGCGCCTCCAGCACCACCCGGCAACCCTGGGCCTGCAGGAAGCGGGCGATGTCCTCCAGCGCCGGGCGCACCGAGGCATTGCCACCGGACGTTGCAGCCTGGTACTTGCCGATGAGGGCGACCTGCTGAAATTTGGATGTCATGCGCAAATTACATCATTAAAGCGATGTAATTCGGTTCAGCGCTTCTCGTAGTGCTTTTGCTGCTCTTTGGCCTTTCGGCGTGTCTACGTCGATTCCCTCCAGTACGCCTTCTAACGCCTCTGCTGCGGGGTTCATTCCTGCCACGTCTGCTATCGCTGCTCGGTCTGTTGGGCTGCATGTCCGCTTCCCTGTCTTCCACGTGTAGATCACGCTTTGCTGTACTCCAAGCGTTTGCGCTAGCTTGTATTCGCTTCCGGCTACTGATGCGGCCTTTTCAATTAAAAAATTCAATTGGCTCATAATGTGCGCTCCTGTATACTATTCGACATTGCAGTATATTTAATCCTGCACATTGTCATTTTAGTACTTCATGGAGCTACACATGGAAACCTCAAAGTTTTGCCCCCCCGCTGGTGTTAACGGTGCTGCCTCTGTGGTAGCTCACAAGTCGGCACCCGGCCAGCGGGCGGGCACCCGGTCTCGTAAGTGCAAGCCTGTGCAACTTGCTCTCGATTTCCCCTCTCTCGATCTTTCCCCTAAGTCCTACAAGTTCTGTCGTGGTATGCAGTCTGGCCACTACTGCATACCCGCCATTTCGCGCATGCGTCGCGATTACTACATCGACGAGTTCTTTCACGGCGGCCATATGGATGCTCCTGATCTCATCCCTCGCGGTTCTGCGTCGGTCTTTGTCATTGAGATTGATTCTTCAATCAACGCTTCATTTTTCGACTCCCGCTACTGACTACTCACCCTCAACCCTCGCTAGCCGTGGGTTCGGGGTGTGCAGTCGCCCGCCGTTTCTTTAACTACCCAATCGAGGTACTTATGCAAAGCATCATTCAAATCATCAAAGTCAACGACAAAAAATCCGGCGTCAAGGATGGCCGTCCGTGGGAGCTTCAGGATTGCGAGTGCATCATCCTCAAAGAGACCGGCGAACCCGATCAAGTCGGCGTCCTGCCGCTTCCCAAAGACCTCCGCGATAACGTCAAGGTCGGTACCTACATCGGCTCCTTTGCCATGCGTGCCGATCTGCGCTCCCGTCGCATTGAGGCTGTTCTGACCGGCCTCCAGCCCTACGCCGTCAAACAGGCTCCTGCTCCTGCTGCTCCAAAGGCTGCGTGATGTACGTCCCGTTCTCTCCCACCGAACAACTGCGCGATTTGACCGGGGCAAAGCTCAGCTATCCCGGTGAGCCGTTCACTGTCACGCTGCGCGGTTATGGCGGTGGGCGCGTTGACCTCCCTGCCTCTGTGCTCATGGCTGCTGCTTCTGCGCTTTCTCGTGAGCTGGTTAACAGGGAACAAGCGCGGGACGGTGCTGCCACTCTCTACGCCGCTGCGTGATTCCAGCCTGTAGCCCATTCCGTGGGCTATGGGGTGCAATCTCGAATACCCGAGACCACCGCTCTAAATGGAGTTCACCATGAAAAAACTGTTCGCTCCCCTGTTCGCGGCTCTGGCTGCGTTCTTCGCGATGTTCGCTCCCGCTGCTCACGCCGCGATCGACGTCACTGCTGCCACCACCGGCATCAGCGATGCCCAAACCGCCGTCCTGGCTGTGCTGGCTGCCATGATCACCATGGCTGCCGCCATCTTCGGCGTGCGCAAGGTGCTGTCGTTGCTCAACCGCGGCGGCTGATCATGAGTGCGGCTGTCAGTGCTGCGTTGGCGGGCATTGCAGCCGCCTCCGTTGCTGTGCTCACGGTGATGGGCGGTGTCCTGCTCACCTACTACGCCTCTGTCTGGGGAGCCCGTAAGGTCTACAGATACCTCGTGATGCCCCCCAAACAGAAGTCTGTCTACGGTCGGTGGTAAGCCCTTTCCCCCAAACCGAAAAATGACAAAACGTAGTAGCCGTCGTAGCTGTGGTCATGTGGGTAACACGAAGTGTTATCCAGCATGTCCACATGGCGGAGACGGGCCAGCAGTGTGTAGAACCCCCGCACCCGAAGGGCTGTCCACAAGTTCAACTTGTGGGCAGGGGGGTTATGCACACGGAGGAAGGCTACAAAACCTTGCCCCGCTCCCTTGCCCAGCCAGCAAGGGGTTTGCCCGCGAACTCCCCATAGCAATTCAACGAATTGCGGCGGGGAGTTTGTGGGTAAATCCCGCCTCTCCTTTTTCCCGCACATCCCCCTTTTTGATCGCCTAGGTGCTCCATGGCTGCCGGTACCGTAACTGACCCTATGGGCCGCTCGTGGCCAGCGGCGTCCAATTCCTGTGCTGACGTTCGCGCTGCTTTCACTCAGGCACATGTCACGCTCGGCTATCCGTCCTATAGCGCTGTCTCCTGTAGTGCTGACCCCGTAAAGGCTGGCACTGTCCTTAGCTTCAGTCCCTCCGGTTCGTGGGCCGTCTCCGCTATCACTGCCACCGCCACCACCACTGGCGACACTGGCGGCACTACGGGTGGCACCGGCGGTACCACTGGCGGTACTGGCACTACTACCGTTTCTGCTGGCTCCACTACTCTCACCCTCGTTGTCACCCCTTACCGGGCTACTGCTGACGACTATCAGGCTCTCTCTGTCATCTTCGGCGCCGTTCTCGCTGCTGCGTCTGTCATTTGGGGCGTCAAGCGTCTGTACGTCCTTTTAACCAATCGTCCGGAGGCATGATGTATGTTCGACCCAAATCTGCTGTCTTTTGCTTTTGGCTGTGGCTTCTTGCTCTGGCTCCTTTTCAGGTAGCTCACGCCGGGTTTAGCACTGCTCAATCGTCAAGCGGCTGGCGTATCGACTGGGACAGTGGCACCATGCATCCCTCCGCCCAGTTCGTGCCTGCGCCTGGTGCAAAGGCTGCGGGCAATACCGGCTACGCCATCGTCAACGGATCGCTCCAGGGCAGCGCCACCGGCAAGCTCCCGCTAGGCTCCAACGTCATCGACGTGACGGCCAGGGTCATACCCGATAAACCTTCTGTCGGTGCCGCTGTCGGCAAGTTCTTGTTTAAGGTTTCGTTTCCTCTCCAGGTCGGTATTGCTGCCTACGACCTTATCAAAGAGCTTGGGTTTGATGCTGCTAATGATTCCGACGGCGCACTCCAGCTCACAAAGCCTGACCCCTCTGTCTGCTCTGTTGCTCCCTGTTATGAGTACGCTACTCGGACGAATTCCACCGTTGACACTACCGCGACCGGCTTCTTCAAAACCAAGGAACAAGCTTGCGAAGTCTCCAGGGCTTCTTATGACGCAGTTGCAGGGCCGACTAATGACCCTGTGGTGGCCTTTGTCGAGGGCAATAACTGCCGGGTGGCCTATCACTACAACGGTGTTCAATACACCGCATGGAGTAGCAGCTTTTACATCCGCAGCGTTGCACCGTCTGCTGGTAGCCCTGTCCCTGCAACTCAGCAGGAGCTAGCCGACAAGATCGCCAGTCAGTCAGGCTGGACCAGCTCGTCGGCCTTTCCCGAAGTGGTCAGGCAGGCCGTGGAGAGCGGCGAGACCATTACCGCCCCCTCCCCCACGGTTACCGGCCCTTCGACCGTCCAAGGCCCTAAAAGCACGGCAACCGAGGGCGGCAAGACGGTGGAGAAGCAAACCGTCTATAACATCAACTACAACAGCAACCAGGTCAGCTACACCACGACCGTCACTACTGTCACTACCAACTCGGATGGCAGCAAGACCACGGCCACTGAGACGAAGGAACAGGACAAAGAGCCTGACGAGTGCGCTAAAAACCCCGATACGCTCAACTGTCTTGATCTCGGTACGCCTACGTCCGACGTCCTCAAAAAGTCTACTCACGCTGTCAACGTAGTCGCTACCGCTTTCGCCAGTGGCTCCGGTTGTCCCGTTCCCCTGTCCTTTTCTGTCCGTGGCCTGAGCTACTCCATCAGTTATCAGCCTGTGTGTGACCGGCTGGCAATCTTGCGCGTTCTTTTTATTGCAATGGCTGGCGTCATCGCGGCGTTCATCCTTGCTGATTCTTTCCGGGTGCAGTAATGAATCTTGCCGCGTGGCTTCTCTCGATGGCTGGGCCTTTGGTCCTTCGCGCTCTTACAGTCCTTGGTATCGGTACGCTCACTTTTACCGGTGTTACTGCGTCCCTCCAGGGTTTGATTGACCTTGCCGTTTCCAACTGGGCCAGTCTCGGCGCTGACATCCTTGCCCTTGCTTCCCTTGCTGGCATTCCTCAAGCCCTCGGCATCATCACTGGCGCTATGACTGCTCGTGTCGGTCTTTGGGCTGCTGTGAGTGCCACCAAATTCATTTTCAACCCTGCGTCATGATCTACCTCATTACTGGCACTCCAGGTGCGGGCAAAACCCTCTACGCTGTCAGCACTCTCGTTAGACAGCTCGTCTCCACGAAACTCAAGCGTCGCGGTCAGCTCGTTGAGCGTCGTCTTCTCGTCGACGGTGTTACCGGCCTTGTTCTCCCGCATGAAATGCTCACCCCTGGCGTTGAGGACGATGACGGCAATTTAGGCCCCGCTCGTGAGGGCTGCGGTATCTGGAACTGGTACGAGTGGTGCAAGCCCGGTGACGTCATCTTCATTGATGAGGTTCAACGCTGGTTCCGTCCTCGCGGCATGGGCACTAAGCCACCCCCGCCTATCAAGCATCTTGAAACCCACCGGCACCTCGGCGTTGACTTCGTCTTTGTCACTCAGTCGCCCATGCTGCTAGATCAGAACATCAGGCGGCTTGTGTACGAGCACAAACACATCCGGCGTCTGTTTGGCATGGCCCGCGCTGCCGTCTACAAATGGGATTCATGCTGTGCAGATCCTTCTCGCGTCAAAAGCGCTACGTACAGTATCTGGAACTACCCCAAAAGCGCTTACGACCTCTACGTTAGCTCTGAGCTTCACACAAAACCCAAGGTAAAGCTCCCTGCGTGGCTTGCTGTTCCTGTGTTGGCCGTCGTCGGAGCTATTGCCGTCGCGCCTACGGCCTTCGGTGTGCTCTCAGGCGCTGCTACCGGCAAGGGTGTTTCATCTGCCAAAAACGAAACCCCTCCCGCATACAGTCCACCTTCTACGCCGCCTCCTCCGACGTACAGTAGTGCTCTCCCTCAGGCTCCCCTTGTATACAGTGGTACGCCTGCCGGTGGTACTCCTACCTACAGCGTCTCACCTGCTGAGGCTCTTTCTGGCTGTATAGCTCGTGGCTCCCGCTGCTCCTGCTACACCGATAAGGGCCGCAAGGTCGATGCCGATGCCTCGATGTGTGCTGACCTTGCTCAGACGCGCCCCTTGCCTCCTGAGCTTCTTCCGGATACGCCCCAAGTGCGTCTCCCTGACCCCGACGACCTCGCCGCGCTCGCTTTCTTGCAAAGCAATAGGCCGGGCCGCGCCTACCACGTTTCTGATGCCCGATAGGGCATGCGCGGAGCTAGGCCATGTTGGAGTGCTACATCGGATTTGGCGGGGCGCGGGTCGCGCTCAACGCGGCGGCCGGCCTGCCGGCCGCGCGGAGCGCGGCCTAGATTTATCCATTAGACATATCTCGACAGATCGTTTTTTTGTTTTTTGATCTGGCGTAAAAAATTGACCCCGGCATGGTCTGCAAACCATCCGGGGCCGTGACTGCAAACCTGAAACGGAGGCTGCAATGGGTCAATATGTAGTTCATAAGGGTGTTTACTGTCAAGTCCATGAGGACGGCTGGCGTGTCCGGCAGTGGAAATGTGACGCTACCGGGCAACATGAGCTTATGGCGTGGCGTCGGCGTATCTATGTTCCCCTTGGTGATATAGATGACCCTGAGGTACTCGCTTCTCAGATTGACCAGTCCGGCACCTTGCAAGATGAGGCCCTTCAGCAAGAGCGTAAACGTCGCCAGCGGGAGCGCTCCAGGGCGCGGGCTAAGCGTGAGTGTCGGCACCGCATTAAAAGCGCGGATTTCTCCAGCATGCTCACCTGTACATACCGTGAAAACATGCAGGATTTCGACCGTATGCGGTCAGACTGGGCTAAGTACTTGCGCCTTCTTTCCCGCTATATCCCCGGCTTTCGGGCTGTATACGGTTTTGAGACTCAAACACGGGGCGCATGGCATGTTCACGCGGCTATTGATCGTCTCCCGGCGTGGATTGGGCATAAGGACCAGCTCGTCCGTTCTTTCAAGCTCCTGCGGGAGCTTTGGCACCGTGTCGTTGGTGCTGATAACGGCAATGTCGACGTTGATGGCCACCGTCGAACCCGTCACGGATTCATCGGCAAATACGGCAAAGCGGAGAGCTTGGCCCGTCTTGCTGGCTATATTTCAAAGTACCTGACCAAAGACTACGGTGACGGCATTGAGGGCCGCAATATGTGGGGTTCTACCCAAGGGCTAACCCATTCCAAGCCTGTAACATTTGATATGCCTGAGATGCCGTTACTTGAGTTGATGCGTCTCGGTTTTTATTGTCCGGATGGTCATAAAGTTGTGAGGCACACCGTGGGCCAATTCGGGAAGTTCTGGCTTCTCTACACCGAGCCTCAGCAGTCTGAGACTGATTCTTCCTGACGACTTCTCGTTGCTATCATCGTGATAGCAAAAACGCGAGGAAGGGTGGTTTATACAGTGCTGGTGGGTTATGCGAGAGTGTCTACGGCTGAACAATCAACAGCCGTACAGGTAGAGGCTTTTTCCCGTCATGGTGTCTCTGTTATCCATGAGGAAAAACAGTCCAGCATCAAGCGGCGTTCCGTCCTTGAGAACCTGCTTGATCAGGTTTTGCGGCCCGGTGACGTTCTCGTCGTCTACAAGCTTGATCGCCTTGCTCGGTCAATGTCCCACTTCGTCACGGTCTTTGACCGTCTCAAGGCCAAGGGCGTCGGATTCAAGTCCCTCACTGAGGCGATTGATACCGGTACGCCTCAGGGCCGCATGTTTTTGCAGCTACTGGGCGTCTTTGCTGAGTACGAGAGGGAGCTAATCCGCGAGAGGTGTCTAGCTGGCCAGATTGCAGCTAGGGCGCGGGGTCAGACGTGGGGGAGGAAGCGTTTATTCACGAAACAGGAAGCAAAGCGCTTCCGGGATATGTGGCGTTCTGGCTGGTTCTATCAGCACACGCTTGCTGACATGTTCGGTGTCTCTGAGGCCACTCTCAGGGACTACATACACTGGGTCGAGAATCGTGGGCGCTGGGCACCTAGGAAAAAGTAAAATGAATCCATGCTCGATGATCGTGCCAAGTTGTTGCTGAAAGCGCTGGTCGAGCGCTACATCGCGGAAGGGCAGCCGGTGGGGTCGCGCACCTTGTCGCGTGCTTCGGGGCTGGAACTCTCGCCGGCCACCATCCGCAATGTCATGGCCGATCTCGAAGAGCTCGGTTTCGTGGCCTCGCCCCACACTTCCGCCGGTCGAATCCCCACCGATCGTGGTTATCGCTTTTTTGTCGATACGCTGTTGCGCTCGCGC